GTTTCATTTTGTTTATCACCAAAGTTAAAACTAAAACCGGGTTCACCTGTACGCATAGCTTGACGGCAGTTCTCTACAAAGGTATGTAGATTTGCACGATCAGCATTGTACAGCCACTTGTCATCATAATTAACAGAGATGTTAGTCATGTCTAGCGGCGCAGGGAAGTTGAAGTCATTTTCCTTTTGCTGTTTGTAAAAGTCAGACCAGTTCTTTGCCTTTAAAAAATCAGGAATGTCTTCGTGCAACCAATTAAGGCTTGCGTAAATTGCACTCCGGCGGCTCCCGCCCTGCATCACTCCCCGACCCACTTCGTTGATCATCTGCATCAGCGGAATTGGACCACTGCTTAAACCCCCTGTGCGGCTCAAGGGCTTCCCACTTGGACGTAAAATACTGTAATCGATTCCGATTCCCCCGCCCGTCATTAAGCAACTTACTGCGCGTTGTGTTATTGCTGCCCATTCTTCGCGTGTATCCTCTTCTGCACGTAGCAAGAAACAGTTATTAAAGTATGAATTCTTACGACCAGCATACCATAGGTATCGACCACCAGCTACGAACTTCATATCTTTCATATATTCTACTAACTGATCACGATCTTCTTGTGACATTAATGCTCGGTCTTTACCCCAACGAGTGCCACAAACATCCTCAACTAATCGTTCACATAGTTGACCCCAATCATCTTCTACACCTTGTGAATATTTGAATTTAAAAATATTTTCAGCGAAAGAGTTTTTAAAATAGTTTCGTTGCATTAATAATTATCCTTATGGTGTTCAAGTCGATGGCAGTTAGCACACAATAGTTTACATTTATTTAATTCATCTTGTAATCTTTGTTTTGAAAGTTGCATCATTTTAGATGGATCTCTGTCTTTTGTTTCTGGATTTAAATGATGAAACTCGTAGATTGATGGATGAAAGTTATTACCACAATTAGAACAACAACCTCCTAAATATTCGATAGCCCATAATTTACGCTCACGTTTTTTAATGCGTTGTTTTTCTAACGCATACTCTTTGTTATTAGCATACCATTGAGCATGTCGTGCTTTACATTTGTCTTTGTTTCGATGATAATATTCTTTTGACCATCTGTTAGATTTCTCTTTCTGGGTTTCCATTATTTTTCTTATATTCCAAAATTTCTTGTTCATATTCGTCATCCACGATGTTCAGTAGGATGATTCTTTTTTGTTTACGAGCGATGTGCTGCTCTTTCTTTTCTGGATTGGTTGGAGACTTCTTACCCGTATAGGGTCTCGTCATCTTCATCTTCAAACTTTCCGATCAGATCATCAAATTTATCTTCAATCTCGTCTTGAAACCTGTCGATCAATTGTTCTGATGATAAGTCCAAAATTTCAAGAATAGATAATTCATCCAGTTCTTTTAGTCGATCAAATAGATCATGGATTGTCATTGTCATGCTTTTTACATCCTAAATATTCTTGCCCTAATTCTTGCTCTAGCCGTTGGTTACGGGCATGTAGTTGTCGATTCTCTTGTTCTAGCGTGGCAATCATATCACGCAACTCCTCTACTTCAAGTTCTAATTTTCGGAAAGATGTAGGATCACATCGATACATCCAATCAGGATTCAGATTCAAAGATAATCTCCAATTCTTCATCGCTACCTTCTTCAATAACATCGTAAGTTACGACATTGTCTTTAGGAATGCTGACAGAGCCTGTCCAGTAACCTCCTCTAGGATCATAAGTACAAGCCACTTGAATATATTCATCGTCATGGTGTACTTCGTAGCCTATCGTATAATTTACAGAAGGTGGTGTTGGTTCATGTTGCCAACCAGCAGTACTACAAGCGTCAAGCCATGCAATTTTAACGATGGGTTTCATTTAGTTTCTCGGTTAGCATTTCGATTGTTTGTGCTGCTTCAAGTAAAGCATCACGTAGTTCTTGATTGTTTTGCATACATTGTCGTAGCGCAGAGTAGAGTTTACTGGTTTCGTGATTCACTGTCAACGGGCGGTCAACGGGAATCTCCTGATCCTTGGATGACATTGTTATCCTTTCGTTTCATAAGTTTGGCGTAGTTAATTCGCATAACATCTTCAAGGGTAAATCCAAGTGCATGTGATAAACGTGCAGCATACCACAGAACATCGCCTACTTCGTGAATCATACCGGCGGTATCCATCGCGCCATCACGAATCATTTTTTTAACTTTACCAGCCACCTCACCAGCTTCGCTAGTCAGACCTAGTGCTAGGTAGTATAGTTCAATAGGTGATCCGCTACCAGCTTGTGGATAGATAGCGGTGTCCATAGTGCGTTTTTGATATTCGTTTGCTTGCATCAATCTGCTAACCCCATAGTTGTTGTTGCTTGTTCTAGTTCTACATGTGCAATGAGAGCATTCAAGTAATCTCGTGCTTTGTATAGATCACGCAGACCATCTTTCTCTTTCCAGCGGAAAACATACTTCATTACATTTGCTTCTGCGAATGGAACTTCTCGTTCAATCAAAAGATCCATTAGCTTTGTATCCTTATAGTGTGTTGGTGCTTTAATCATACAATACCTTTCACTTCAACCGATTTACTAGACTTAGTACTTTGTGACCAAGACCCACAAGAAGTACACTGATAACGCTGATAGACTCCACCAATAGTACGATTAACACCGCGCTTAATGAGATGAGTGCCACCGCAATTAGTACACACATGTCCATCATCAATGTAGAGATTATGGTTTGGATGTGATTTAATCCACGGCAGCAAAGTGTTGTAAACTTTTTCCAATAGCACCACATCTTGTTTGTTGTACCTCTCCATTTTCTTCCACGCTTTCGCGTCTTTCTGCATACACTTGATCCACAACTCGTGACCTTCGTGCTTTACCTTTTTGCCAACACCCATACGTTGTGCAACATAGTCAAGCTTGTTTGACGGAAACTTGAAGTTACTACGAACTACACGCAGCAAGTCAATCTGTTTGTATGGTGATGGTGGTGCGTAACCTAACAGCAGGAATTCTTTATTCAACGTTGGAATATCAAACTTCTTACCATTGTAGTGAATCACCACGTCAGCTTCATCCAGCAAACTATGCATAGCACTAATCATGCTTACGTGGGTGTCGGATTGGTTTGACATAAACATAACTTCTTTTTTGCCATACCACTTAGCTGCCCAACACATGACCTCAGAGGCTTCTAGCAACTGATTCGTGCCTACGTTCTGTTGCCACAAACCCCACACGTGTGCCAAATTTGGTGAAGTTTCAATATCAAGTAGCAGGATTTTCAATTTTGTACTCCTTAATAGCTGACTTCAGAATTTCTAGGAAACCAATATTGATCAAGTACTCTTTTGCTTCTTTGTCCAACTCTAGCTGACAAAGCGCAGAACCATCTTCCTGCTCTTCAAGTTCACTGCATTCAATTTTCATTTTCTTTTCTTTCGCTCTTTAATCCACGAAACAATCTGCTCTGTATCATTGATGCTGCAAAATTTAAAACCAAACTTTGTTGCCCATTCTGCATGTGTCATTTTAACACCACCACATGGTTTTTGTGGATTAGCAAACACAAACCGAATGTCTATGTCAGGATGTTGCTCCTTAATTAACTGATACTTCTTGCGTTCTGTTGAATTTTCTAACCAGCCTTTGGTTTCAATAAGAACACCATTACGAATAGTCCAATCCACAATGTACTTGTGATCTGACTGTGGTACAATGTAAGGTATCTTCGTAATTTCGTAATCATAGTCAACCTCGTTGTCTTGCAGGATTTGTTCAAATCGCTGCTCTAGTTTACTGCGTCTTTTAGTAGCCATCGCTCTCTGCTGCTATTCCATTGACTAGGTCAATTTCTTTCTGTCGTTGTGAATCCCTACCATCCCAATCCCACTGACGAGCAAACCAAATATCTACGTCTGGACTGTAGAAGGCCCCGTTGATGTAGCGCCCCTCAAAGATTTCATACAACCTAATGTCGTAGCCACAGCGAGTTCGCATGTGCTTGGTAAAGTTAAGTCGTGTAGTCGCTCCACCCATGTTTCATCCTCATTCTGCATAATCCAAAGACACTGTGCATTCATTACAAAACGATCAGGATCATCATATAATTCGTACACTTTGTCAAACAATTCTTGTTCTGTTTCTAAGTGGTCAAGTTCCTTGCCAGCTTTAACAACACCGATACCTTTTACACCGAATATGTTATCACTAGGATCACCAATCAGCATCTGCTTGTAGAATGTTTTCATTCCATCCTCGTGCGTTACTGATTTGAATGAAGCTGGTCTTGTCCATTTAGGGTTTTGTAATTCCCAACTATAGTGATTGCCGGGAATCATGAGTAAGTCTTTATCAATCCCACAGATAATTGTTTCATCTGTTTGATTGATGCCTAGTAGATCGTCAGCCTCTAACAGTGATTGGCATTCTGCTTTCCATTCTGTAAGCACGAATTCTCGGCATCCTTGTAAGTGTGCTGGTATCGGTTGTCCAACACGATTCGCTTTGTAATCGATGTTGATGGTGTTACGAAAGTTAGAATCTGATTTAATAAACAGTCTGTACTCTCCTGCTTGAACTTCTCCAATAATTTTTTGTAACAATTCATCTACACGTTTTACAGCATAATCAAGTGGCTCATCGTCTGGAACTGACGCAGCACATCTGAATATGACTGCGTCTCCATCAATGAGGGCTATTGTCATCTGGCTACTTTCATATGTTTATCATAAGCGTTAATCTTAAATGCTGGCGTACTCAGAGTTTTTTCTGTGTTAAGTGATCCGCATTTAGGGCATTCAATTTTTTCTGTACCGCGCAGGCGCAGCGCCTTCTC